AATTAACCTTTGCTTTTGCTGACTTGTTAGGATTATTTGTACCCCACCAATAGGTTGCTGTCATCAAAGCCATTACTGCAAAAAAGACCTTAGTATAAAACCAAGCCTTATTTGCTAGACTATGCCAATTAAATTTTGCCATCTTTAATTACTTTCTTTAAATCTTTAATTGTTTTCTTTTTATCAATCATAACATCATACCATTTAAATCTGACCATATGTTCATTTGATGGCCCTATCATAGGTATATCATATTGTCTTTGAAAGGTTAACAAACCTTGTAGATATAAATTAACTAATAACTCTGTTATATTTTTTTTATCTATATGATCCTTAGGTACCGTAGGTGTTTTAAAGTAACCTTTACCTTTAATTAGTTCGTTTAAAATGTCTTTGTGTTGTTTCAATAGTTTCAATTTGACCTCCTTACATAATATTCATAACCGTGACTACTAAATTTCTTTTGCGTGAATACATATTCACCAGAGTCTTGCAACTCTCTATATTGTTTAAATATTTTTTTTGATGTCTTACCAGGATAGTTCTCTAATATATCCTTATGTAGATGTCCTGTATAATAATTGTGCCATGTTTTGTTGTCACAACTAACAATCTTTTTAACACCGACTTTGATTTGATTTTTTAACCACACGTCCATAATATATCTTTCTTTTATAATCTTAAGCCAATATAATTGACTTTAGGTTCAAAGGACCAGAATATGTCATTGTGGTTTCCTGTATCACCTAGGTTTTGCATTTGGTACAAGTGTACCATTTCATGGACTAAAGTATCCAAAAAATCTTTTTTATTAGGATAAGAAGGTAACATCTCTAATTTATAGAGTCTAGTACCTGCTCTTTTCCACTCTAATACTACTACTTGACCTATACATTTTTGTCTAGCAAGGTCTTTAATTTCTACCTGACCGAACGGCGATAGTTTGCCATTGAACAGAGCATTGTTTAACATCTTAAAAAAGTCTTTTATATCCTTGTACTTTGTAATATATTTTCTTGTAGTACAAGTTTCTTTTTTAAGTTTACGTTTTAACTTTAATGCTTTTGATTTTCTAGTAGTTTTTTTTGGCACTATTTTTATCCTCTCCTTTAAAAAATATTCCCATAACTAAACAAGCAAGAATTACAATAAACAATTCTTGTGGTATTAACGAGTAAACTATTTGAAGTGCCTCGTTGATTAGACTAATTGCATCCATCATTCATACCACCTTTTTCTAATAGTTTACATTTGTATTCATGGTCTGCCTTTAATCTCATATCAGAAGCAACGCCATCTAATATAGCAGGTAAATACATTTGAAGAATAGAGATAGACTCAATCATAAACTGATGAGCAACTGCCTCTAATTCTTTTTCCATAATATAAGATATGTCTATATCAGTACCTTTGATAGTTTCTGATATAACATGACCAACAACTGCGGTTGTCTTCTCATCTGCCTTAACTGAATTATTTAAAGCAGTAAGACCGAACCACAAAATTGCAAGAAAAAATATAAGTTTCTTCATTACTGCATACTCTTTTGTAGGTCTTCTTTAGCATAGTATAAAACTTCACCGACATTCTCATGGTTGATGTCTAGTAAGTTTACATTATCAACATCCATGATGTCTTTTATAGCAGTTTGTTCGGTGATTAAATTATCTGTGTAATGTTTGATAATCTTATCAACTTTAACTTCAGCTTCATTTGTGTAGTATTGTTTAACTTTACTCATAACTATTTATTCCCTTTCATATTGTAAGTATTAATTGTTTTCATACTCATATATTATCAGAGTTTGGTATAGTAAACAAGCAAAAAATGGACTATTTTGTCCGTTTGTTTTGTTGATAGGCAAGGGTTTTTAGGGTGCGACAATCTGAACATCTAAATGTTCTCTGTTTGTTCTACACCCTAAGGTTGAATTATATCGAATCTATGCTGTTTTGTAGTCGTCATTCCAACCAAATGCTTCTTTTACAACAGCGTCTGTTAGACCTTTGTATAAGTTGTTCAGGTTCTTTTCTTTTGTAGCGACTAATAACTTCGCTTCATCAGCATGTAAACCTTCTAGCATTTGTATATACAACATCTCTTTTCGAGTTTTAGTTGTTCTTGTATCAGCGCCTTTAACAAAGTGCCATAATCTTTTTGACTCTGTATATAAAAGTGTATGCTCTGTGCCTGCTGGCGCTTCATTCACTTTGTATGGTGGACTACCTTCAGGTAAATCCCATTCAATATTAGGGTCAAAAGCACCTTTTAAGATTTGTCTCAAAGGTACTGAATCATTTTGTTTAAGGACTTTTATTTTGTCCTCTTTCATTTTAGCGTTATTTACTTTTGTTAAAATTTCTGATAATAATGGAGCAGATGAACCTGCATAATCCATTGATTGTGTTGTGTTAGTTGGCATTTTTATATCCTCATTTTGTTATGTATGTAGGGCGAAAAACGCCCTACATTTATTTATGCGTATGAGAAATTACGCTTTGTAAGCATACGGAGTTCCGTATAACTTTTTGATACCAGCAGCGATAATCGCTTTTGTAGGTACACCCATTCTGTATGAAGTACCTTTAGCAGTTTTGTTGATGTAGATCATATTGCCTTCTGATCTTAACGTGTCAACTAATGCTCTTGGTGATACCAAGTCAAATTTGTTCCTTAGATTTTTCCAAGTCACAGACTCACCTTTAGATAAAAGGTTTAATACCTTTTGTCTTTTTGATAAAGTTTTTCTGCCTCTTCTTTTAGCAGTTTTTACAACTCTCAATGAGTCATTTGCGAATAATGATTTAAACATTATATTCTCCTTTTATGTTGGCATGATTAGAGTTAATAAGTTTGCCATTCTTAATAACTATCCCAAAGTGCTTTATGGAATTCTTAAAACTTGTCATAGTCTATTGTGATAGCATATAGGTCTTGTCCTGAACCTTTTGTCATCACAGCCTTATCTGTTTTAGTTTGTAGAGGATGTTTTATCTTTTGTGTTCTTAACATCATAGATTTTAATGCCTCTGATACAAGTTTATAATCTCTTAAAAAATTCTTATCTGTTACCTTTATATTCTCACTATGTAATTTTATTAAAATATTTTCTGTAATCTCATCACACATCGCCTGACAATATATCTTTTGGTGTTCTGTTTGTATTCTTTTTTCCATTGCCTTGTCTTGTTCAGGCGTTGTGGGTCTTCTATACTTCTTTGGGAAAGGTATAATATTGTCTGTTGTTTTAGCCATCTGCATTTATCTTTTCACCTTTGAAGTTTACTAAACCTTTATCGGTATAATATTCAACTAGTTCGTTATAACCACCGATATGTTTATCATCTATAATTATCTGAGGCATAGTTCTCACTTGTTTACCTACGGCCTCAAATAACTCGTCTGGTGTTTTAAAGTCTTTACCAAACATCTTTTCTTCGTACTCAAAGCCTAGATTCTTAACCATAGATTTTGCCTTTTCGCAAAATACACAATTAGGCTTTGAGTAAATAGTTATCTTATCAGACATTATTGTTGTACCACTTCTACTTCAACGTCTTTATAAGCCTTCTCTGCAAGTTCTTTTAACTTGTAAGCGTCAACAACACTATCAATATTGTAGTTGTACATCTTATTAAACTCACCTAGAGGTAATCTTAAACCAATCCATGCACGGTAGTATCCGCTTGTAGTCATGGTTACCTCTTGAGCGAATACTTCATATCCTCTCACTGGTGTGTCTTTGATATGGTTTACAAGAGCAGACTCAACGTCATTTACTATTGTTTTGTTTTGAGTATTACCTAGTTCAGAAACAAATATTTTAATCTTTTTATTCATTTCACCTTTGATAATATCAGCCATTTCTGCTTTCGCAATCATCTTTGCCTTGTCAATTGCAAGTTCTAAAGATGGTGAAACAGCACTACCTACACCGTAGATACATTGTTTATTTTTAGATTTGCCAAATCTCTTTTTATCACATGCCTTATTTTCTGCAATATCAGCCATATACCAAGCAGGCACTTTTTTAACTGTATTGTTGCCTTCTTTTTTTATTTTATATGTTGATGATGTACAATTAGTCAGTAATAAACCTAGACTAGCGATCATTATATATTTGAGATATTTACTCATTCACTTTCTCCTTCACATTATTATACACATTATACACTATTTCTTTAGTTTTGTCAACAGCCTGTGTATTATTAACTGTTGCAACAAAAGGATCCCATGTAAAAGCGATACAAACCCACGCAAATACAAGGATAACTGCGGTCTTTATCATTTAAGTATCTTCCATTCTCCGTTTGGTTTTAAACAAGCAGTACCAGGTCGTTTGAACCAACTATCTGGTCTTGCATATTTCCGACAATACAACGGTGCATTATCATCTTTGTAATAGAAAGCAGCAAATAACTCCCAATATCCTGGTTTTTTTGCCTTTTCTAATTCTATTTGTTTTTTCAACTTCTCTATTTCTTCGTTCTTTGTTATACCAAACTTTGTATCGCTACAATGTAATTCTTCTTTTTTAATTATGTTATCGCCTTCTTGTTTTATAATGACGGTTACAAAACACCATTGACCGTCAGGTGTAACCCAACGCTCTTTTATATTTTGACTCATAACGTCTTCATCTCTTGTAACCTTAATTGTTCCTTCACTTGTATTCACAACTGATACAGGATAAATATTACCTGATAAATCACCATTCTCATTTGCAAATAGATATGTACAGACTAATATAAAAACTATACTGTAAAACATTAACTTAATATATGTTCTTGGATCAAATGGCATTATTGTATCTGTACCCTTCCGTCAGGCATAATACATGCCGTACCAAAATTTGTTTTTCTAATAGGGCCACTTGCAAAATAAGCAACAGGCCATGATGGTGTAATATTAATTGTTGACTCATAATCTCTACATTTGATAGGTCCTTTGTACCAAGTATTAGTAGTTTTAATTATACCTGAATTTTTAGTATTAGGATTAAACCAGTTAGTAATATTAGGTTTGTTAGGAGCACCAATTAAGTGATCTACAAAATATTTCTTATGTGTATTAAAGTCATCATTCCAGATTTGATCTGCACCTACAATCGCACCGACAGAGGCACAGGCAGCAATCGTTGTAGGGTCACTTACAACACCTGCACATACACCACCTGAAGTAATTGCACCAGCAGAAGCACCAGTAGTAGAAACCATATAGTC